CTTGAATAGGAACTTCTTCTGAAGCTCTATTCTCATAAGAGAACTTAACAAAAACAGTTGATGTCATTTTGTGTGCTCTTCAATAAACTCCTCGATAAAATCGAATGCTTTCTCTAAAATGTAATCAGTTTCATCCAAATCATTGAGAACTTTGTTAGTGACTTCTTCACTAAGATAGAAGGCATCACCATTCTCATCCATCGTAAATACATCCTCTTTAGTGAAGATGAGAGCAGCACAAGATGCGTCTGCTCCTTGTTGCTCAATCAGAAGTTCTACGCTTTCTTTGAGTTGTGAAAGTGTGCGGTTCATAATGTTATTCTACAGAGTAAGATGCAACAGAAGAAGGAATGCCAGACAATGCTAATGAACTATTACGGTCGTCGGCATAGTCATTAGCAGAGTCTTCAGAATGAAAAGGTCCGATATACTCAGGAGAATTGAGTGCATCAGATACAAAGCGAACAAAGAAAGTTTGTGTCATTTTGTTTGAAAAAGTGCAGCAACTTTGGAATAGGCACTATCTACACTTTCATCATCAACACACTCACGATATTCGGTGAGTGCATCATAGATAGCATCCCATTCTTCGTCAGTGAAGTAGTCTTTGATCATTTGAGTTGTGTTCATACTATAGGGACACTTTCAGGGGCCCAGTTGTTATCAGAATGAAAATGCTTTTGGTAATCCAACCACAATAAAGAATGAGAGTAGTGCTACAATATCCCAACACTTGTGCTTAATCATATAAGGAAGTGCAAGACTATTGCCCACGATGTATAAACGAGAACCTGATACTGTATCCACATAAAGTGTGATAAAGTATGCGAAACAAAGTAACAAACTAGATGCAATTCGTGCCTTGGTTTCCATCAATCAGAGACCGTTGATAAAGTCAGCAACTGCATCGTTGTATTCAGTTTCAGTCTCAAATGTGCGACCGTAGATTGTTCTTGGATAGGTTACATCATCGCGGGGTGCGATTGCAGCATAACAATCAGCAGCATCATAACCCATCTCGATTAGGTTTTGAACGTAGGGATTGTAGTGTGTCATTTGAGTTGTGTTCATACTATAGGGACACTTTCAGGGGCCCAGTAGGCATTACTGATGCTCACCATGTTCCACGTTGAATATGAAGTTTGCGAATTTCATTATAAAGAAACTGTTTCAATTTCTTGTCTTCAGTATTATCAAAGGCATAATGAAGTCGTGCCAGATACTCATCGGGTGTGGTACATTTGATAGTCTCCTTGTTACTCATTCCAATCTCATTAAGTGATGAACCTGCCTTTGATTTGGGTCGCCCAAAGTTACCCGTCACATTACCAGATGTTCTCAGTTTAGGTTTAATCTTGGAGAGGTTAGAGTAAATCATCAGGGAAGAATAGAGAAAGAACCACAGAACTTGCGAACCCACTGTAGAGTTTCGTGATAGGATGTACGGGGTTTCGACATCACCATCGACACATCTTTGTGAGGGTTGTATGCAATAGCAACGTATTTGTTGCCACAGTCAGCATCACCAAGTTGTTGAATCCACATCTGATTAACTTTACCTTCCTTCCAATCTGTGTGGTAGGAGTAGACTTGATCCATTTGAGTTGTGTTCATACTATAGGGACACTTTCAGGGGCCCAGTAGGCATTAGCGAGCATACAAATAACCACCAGACCAATCAGCATTTTGCAGAAGATATTCACGATCCTCAATCAATCGCAAATCATACCTTACACCTTTGGCAGGAGACTTCCAGGAAGCAGATTTGTACAGTTCACCAGTCTGCTTATCAATAAAGGCATGAACAGAGCGAGAACCACCACCATCAATAAAGACGACTTTGTGATACTTTTTGCCAGTTTCTACCTGATAATCAATCGAGCAATCACCTGCTTTCAGTTCATCAATCCTGCGAACATGATACTCATGAGTGTCAGCATCATCAACAAACTTTTGATGACCACGAATGGCATAATCACGATAGTTATCTTTCAGTGCTTCAATCAGCAGGTAGGTATTCTTGAGAATGCTATCTGCGATGGTTTGTTGTGCTTGGACTTGCATTTGAGTTGTGTTCATACTATAGGGACACTTTCAGGGGCCCAGTAAGCATTACCAGTTCTTTTGTAAGGTGAAGTTTTGTTGTGAAAAGATCTCACGATCAACTATCTTGTGCGTACCATATTGATTGGTGAGAACATAACCTTCGTGATCACTTCTCTTACCATCAATCTCGCAAGAGATGTCAACGTCGCTATCAACGAAGCAGAACAGATCTTGCTTGATTGATGCAACCAACTTCCAAAGCCGTATCAGGTTGACATCACAATCACATTTTTCTGCGATTTCATTCTCCTCAACGTCCTTTTGCTCACGAATGCAGGCATTTATCTCTTTTTTGATTTGTGATGCCTTCCTATCAGAAACAAACTCACATAGAGTGGACATCTGACGGGCAAAGTCACACATATCACCAATATCTTCACGATAAGGATTAATATGAGCAGCAGGTTGTACCCACTTCACATTCTCACAATCGGGAACATCTACACCAAACGATGCAACACACTCACGCAGATTAGCACCAGAATAGGAAGTGTGGGGGGCAAAGATAATTGCCTCCTCTACACAATCTGGAAACTTGTAAGTGATAGTGTTGGGGCGATAAGTGTCACTCCCACCGTATCCGATGAAGTCACCTTGTACGATACCATCAATTCGGGGCAAGTTGTTGAAGCAGGCAATAAGAATCTCTGCAACGCGAACAGTGTTGCCGTGATTACGCAATATGTCTTCAACACTATAATTTACCTTGATCTTTTTCTTGTTGAATACAGACTTGGTGCCCACAAAAAATCTACCAGTCTCAGGATCTGTGCCAAAGACTACAGCTGGAGCACCATCAATCTTGACACTAATAGTAGACTCTGGGTCGCTAAACCAATTCAGAACCGATAGATCACCAGTCAAGATTTGGTCTTCAGGATGTTCGAGATGTTTGTTTTGCATGAGTATAGTATGACAGAAAAAAAGGGGTTTCGCAACCCCTACTGTATCAGTCTTCAAACTGCCACACGAGAGGCAATCAGTTGTTGATACTTAGACACAGAATAATTTACTGCTTGCTTCACATAAGGAGCACAGAACTTAACTGCTTTCCTTACATCTTCACCGAACTTAGCAAACTCATACTCATGAATCTGCCAACGAACTTTAATGTCTTCGGCATAATCATTCCAGGTCAAAAGAGGTTCTGGAGCAATCTTTTTGGTTTGGGACATAAACAATTTGAAAGTGAGTTGTGAGCACTGCTCACACTACTGGGACACTTTCAGGGGCCCAATTACTATCAATCAACATCATAGTTTGTGATGTATAGATGCTTGACTTTTGCACCTGAATGATCTTTATCCTTACCAAATCGTTGAGCATAGGCAAAGTCTTTCTCAATAATGTTAAAGTCTTTGTAACTCTCACGATAAAACTCATGATCAGAATGTATAATCATCCACTGCCCTTTTGTTGCCTTGAGACAACTCAAAAGGTCTTCATGTAGTTTCAAACCACCATCACCCTCAGTATATCCAAGTCGCTCAAGATACGGAGGATCAATGAACACAAAATCATCTGCATTGATCTGCTCAAACAAATCAACGAAGCTTCCATACCGAAATATACATTTCTTCTTTAGGTATTCGTGATGATCAGGTGACAGATTGCACGAAAATCGTTTATAGTGTCCGAAGGGAACATTAAACTCACCTTTGGAATTGTATCTCTCCATTCCAGAGAAGCACAACTGTCGCACAATAATGTATGCTAGTGCTCTTTCCAGTTGATCTACACAATCCCATGATTGATTGATTACTTCCCGAGCAGCATAAAACTCTTGCTCAAGATCATCGTGCTCCAGACCTTTGATATACTCTACTCTGAGTTGTAGTTGAGGGTACAGATCCTCATTTGCAACTACAGAGTAGAGGTTAATCACATCACGGTTGATGTCACTCATCAAAGCAGGATAGCCTAGACCAAATGACACTGCAGCTCCACCACAAAAAGGTTCAACAACTCTTGTGAATTGTGATGGCAGTAATTGCTTGATGAGTGGAAGCTCTTTGGATTTCCCACCCTGATATTTGACGATTGGTTTCATAGGTAC